GACACTTGTTCGGTAAATTTTCGTCCGTGAGGACGCCAATTACCGGACACGTCACTCATGTCCAGTCCAAGAGGACTAGCTATGAGGGCAATGTGTTCTATGGCCTGCCTGGTTGCCGAGACGGGAGTCCATATTCGTATGGATTCCTGACATCCCCTTCGTCACTTGTTTCTGGTTCCCAGAGACAAGGAATGGCGAATAGGTATTTCGAGGCAACAGCACCGGACCGTAACGAAGCGTCTCTCGGAGTTACTCTTATTGAGTTACTCCGGGGAGACATTCCTACGGTCTTGCGAAACTTCCGAAAGATGATGAATGATGTTCAGTCCGTGAGGAATACTCTCGGATCTGATTATCTTAACATCGTCTTCGGATGGCAACCCGTCATTCAAGAGGCTGCTAACCTGATTAAGGTTGGCATGACTCTCGAACGAGCCATCTACTACGAGTCGTTCCGTAGAAAGAGGGCGTGGGACGGTCCTTCCATTGAAGAGTATTCTGATGTCGACATCGTGTCTATTTCTAGCACGGGTCGAATGTTCGGAAACTATTCACATGGAGGGACTGGTACTTCGACTGATAAGGGTGCCTCTATCACATTCCGGCGCAACACGCGCTGGACACTGCGATCAGAGAATTACCGTTTCACTTCGAGGTACACAGGTCTTGCGAAGCCTACGCTTCGTGCGAACCGTCACACCGATGCGGCGCTTGACATTGTACAGAGAATCGGACTTGTTGACGACCCCAGAGTTCTCTGGGATCTGATGCCTTGGTCCTGGTTGGTTGATTGGTTCACCACGATGGGTGCATCGGTCTCCAACGCAAGTCGGTACTCCCCCTCTAGGGGTAAGTACGCGATTGATTACGCTTATTTGACAACTAAGCACACAGTTTCTGAGAAACTCTCCCTTGGAGAGTATCAGAAAGTTGTGGAAAATCTTAGTTGGCAGATTGACCGCGCCAATGCTTTGGCGACTTCGGTTAGTCTGTGGCGTGATCGCGCGACCCCTTTCGGGTTCGGCACGCAAATGGGTAGCATTAATGCTAGCCAATTTGCGATCCTAGTGGCCCTGGGTCTTGCCCAGAGTCGCTAACCACAACTGAATACCAACCGAATACACAATTCAACATGGACAGGAGTCCAAGATGGCATACCTTGACCCTCAGTCAGTCACGATCGACGGTACCGCGATCTCGCTTCCGCGAGTTCTTACCGGTACCACTGTCGGTCGGTTCGTTTCCGCTGATGCGGTGAACGAACTGACGATCGATCCGCGTGGATCTACAAAACGTCGACGCAATGTCGCACGCCTCTACTCGAAGCGTACGGCTGTCGACCCGCAGGTTCCCACGGCTACGATCCCCGTGCAGTCGATGGTGTCGATCACGATTGATCGCCCATCGGCTGGAGTCACTGACGCGGAAATCGAGAAGGATCTTCTCGGTCTCCTCGCATGGCTCACTGCCAGCACCAACGCGAACTTGAAGAAGCTCGTCGCTGGTGAGAACTAACCCGTCATGGAGACAATCCTTATTGTCACCGTGATGGGGCTCTCTCTTTTCACCGGTATTTCTATCGGTGGACTGGGGGCTCTGGTTCTTCGTCGTATGGCCGGAAACGGCTGACGACAAAGGTGTCCGTCTTGGCTTGGAACTACTAGCCCTTTGAAAGGGGGCAGAGTTGAAAAGCCAAGTTATCCTCCTCGAGAATCTGATGCTTGACGCAGCAGATTCTCTTGGGTTCAGCGCTGAGAGGGATATATCCACTCTCTGGCGGAGATACGACAAGGAGGGCTTGCCCTTCTTGACGATCACACTGCCACGCCTCGATGACCTGCTCCTTGCAGGTCTTCGGGACGGACAACTCCCTTCCGTGGAAGGGTGGTTGTCGCGGTGTGCCTACCCTGAGTTCCTTAGTGGAATTTGGGGTATGATCTTCTCCAGGGATGGGAGATTGCTCTCCAATCCCAGCGTACAGGCGATCCGATGGCTTCGTCAAATCTCTCGTCTTCAAGAAGATTTTCGAGGTTTGCGAACCCGATCGGGTAGACAGCGAGATTTCTCAGTTCGTGACTACAGACAAGTGTCTGCCATCACGGGCTGATGTCAAGCGGTCTATTGACCCGTACGCCCGACACGTCGCTCAAATTCTGTTTGGGCGACTTATCGGTGAGGCCTTGCTCACCATCGAAGATGGTAAGCACGGCCCGGGAGCTGTATCCGAGCAGCTCGGTGCCAATGCGAAATGGAGTTTCGACTCTATCTCGTACAACATCGAGTCTCTGGTGGGGCCTGAGTATTTTCGTTCCTCATGGATCGATCTACTCGAGCGGCCCCCCTCCACTCAGGAGGTACCTGCTAGACTGATCGCCGTCCCAAAGACGGCTGTGAAGCCTCGATTGATCTCAATCGAGCCTTCATATAATCAGTTTGTTCAGCAGGCTCTTCAGGCGAGGCTTAAGGCCTTGCTCGAAGAGGGCGACTTTGCGTGTTCTTACACGCATCAGTCGCATAACCAGCGGATGGCCCTCCAGGGGTCGATAGATGGCTTGACTGCCACTATTGACCTGTCTGAGGCCTCAGACCGTGTTAGCTTGGGCTTGGTAGAGGAGCTCTTTGGTTTTAACCAAAGTTTTCTCCGCTTCCTTCGCCTTTCGCGATCACGGTTTGTGCAGCTCCCTGGTGGTGAACTTGTTTTGCTAAACAAGTTCGCCTCCATGGGATCCGCTCTGACATTCCCTATCGAGTCGATGGTCTTCATGACCCTCGTCGTGACAGTTCTATGTCGGATGCGGGGGGACTTTTCTGATAGGACCATCAGGTCCTATCGGAAACGTTCCGATTCGCTGAGCATCTACG